CATCTACGGCTCCGCACAGGTAGGCAGCATCTCCGGCTCCGCAAAGGTAGGCAACATCTCCGACTCCGCAAAGGTAGACTACATCTACGGCTCCGCACAGGTAGGCAACATCTACGGCTCCGCAAAGGTAGGCAGCATCTCCGGCTCCGCAAAGGTAGACTACATCTACGGCTCCGCACAGGTAGGCAATCTAAAGGGTAGAGCTATCCTCTGTGTATTCGGAGAAAAAGTTGAATATAAAAAAATAGAAGAAAACGGAATGGCAATTTTATATTACAAACAAAATCCTGAAATAGTTGTAGCAAATAAAAATATGAAGTTAATAAACTTTGAGGATAAGGCAAAATGACAACCTTTAACCAGCGGATAAGGAAAATACTTAGCAAGTATATTTACTACGACCCAATAGAACACGTTGATACTGATGACGAAAAGAACGATAGATATACAAAAGAAATGATTGATACTGTTCTCTCCTCAATCCAAGCGGAAGTAAGGAAGGTGATACCGCCTAAAGAGAAAATATGCAACGGCGTAGAAAAAGTAGAAGAGCAGCTAAGGCTCGTTGGCTACAACCAAGCCATAGCAGATTGTCTAAAGAGATTGGAGGGGTGATATGGTTCAAAATAGAAAAAGAGGCGATGTGGATACAGTTGTTGTGGTTATATCCCTTATTATTTTCTTTTCGTTTATAGCAGCATTAGCTTGTTTGCAAGAAAAGGAAGACAAAGAATTTATTGATACCACACAAAATACTACACAAGAGTTTATTAAAACCACTCAAGAGCGGCATAATAAATATAGAGAGCATCTGCAAAAATTATCTTATCTTAGAGATACAGCATTTTTGCTAAATAAGATGTCTATTATAATTGCTCCAGAAAGGAAATCTATTGAGGAATATGAAGCAATGAGAGAAGAGATGTTAAGTCTTGTGAATAGTGAATCTTCTAAGGTTTTAATTATGCTTAATGATGATAAATTATCTAACCTGGAAGAAAGCGAGGAGAAATGAAATCTCAAAAAGGTAAGCGGAGAAAGAAGAGTTTGGAAGAAGTGATTTTTGGTTGTGCCTCAGAACATCACAATGGAATTGATAGCATTATAGTTTCAGAAGCAGAAGTTGAATTGAGGATATTAGATTGGTTAAGAGATAAAACCCTTAGAGAATTGAAGGAGTTATTATGACAAACAAGAGAGAGCAGATAGCAAAGAAGATTGAAGAAAATGGTAAAGTTTATTTAGATAATGTTTTTGAATTAGCCGACCAAATCCTCTCCCTTTTCCCCGATACGCCGAAGGTAACGGAGGAGGAAGATAAATATAAACAAGCCTTGCTTGATATAGGCAAGCGGATAGGTTCTTCTGTTGTTATGAGCCATGCTCCAGAAATTGTCAAGAAAGAAATAGAACAAATAAAAAATGACATAAGCAAGATAATTGAAGCCCAAGATAAGTTAGGAAGGCTTTTTTGTTCTAAGTGTGGGAAAATACGGAGTAATAAAAACCGCAAAACAAGTTTTACAATTTGTGAAGAATGTTTTGATAAAATGCAAGGATGTATTTCACTTACTAAAACGAAGATAGAGAAGTTAAAAAAATTAGGTGCTGGTGATATTGATGCATGCTTTTCTAATGAAGATTTAGGTAATAAAATCAACGAAATAATAGACCATGTGAATAAGGGGGATTGATAACGGGTGTATTTAGCCTTAATCAACCTGATTTTCGGGGAAGTAGATGAAACTGGCTATGCCAAGCCAAATGGAGGATAAATGGCAGAGGAAGATGTCAAGAAAGCCTTAAAGCGGCTTGAAGGAGCAGAGGTTAAGGTTATATTAAGGGGAGGAGATGTAGTTAAAATCCCCCCCCAAGAGATTGAGTTGCAAGAGAGAGATGGGATAATCACTAAATATAAGATACCAGCAGAGATAATCTAACTAAGCATAACCACCGAAGGCGAGTAATCCACCAGAGGCGTTTTGCGGGAAAAGAAAGGATACCCAATGAACGCCTTTTTATCTAAACAAGAAGAAGCCCCCCTTAAAACCTGTGTTAATTGTAAAGACCGCCCCTGTATAAAAACGGGGAAGATATGTAAAGAGGTAGAAAAACTGCTCAAGCCCCTTACAACAGGAAGAAGGAACTGGCTAACCTATAAAGACCCCTCTTATATTGAGAACTACCGCCTTGCGAACAGAGTTTTAATTCGGGGGAAGAACAAGAAGGACAAGGAAGAAGCCCTTTATGTAAGCAAGGGTAGGAGAAAGACACCCCTCCACAATTCGGGGGAATAAAGACAAAAAAACAAGGGAAGCCCCTCTAAAGAGAAGCCCCCCTTGTTAATTACTGCTCCTTTTCAACCTGTTCAATCCCCTTTAAGTAGATTTCTGGGTGTGAAAGTTTACTCCCCTTTTTAACCCTTTCAGCCCTTTCTGCCTTGTCACCTGTTAAGGTAATGTAAATCTGAAGCACATTTTTAATCATTTAAGCCCCCTTTTTAGTTAGTGGCTAAAGTAATTCACCTTCTTTTAATCTATAATTTTCTATTTCTTGTGTAGCTTTTGCCTTTGTTGTCGTGCAATTACTATGGGTTACTCCGTCAATCGTTTTAAACTCATACCAATATTTGTAGCTTGGCATATATTGAGAAGTTAAGGCGTGGTCATTTTTGCCCTCAAATGTCCGCCTTTTTATTTGTATACTTGCATTATCAATCTTTCCATATCTTATTTTCATTTCTCCACCCCCTTTATAGGTTAGTTAGATAATCTTACCATTTCCTTAAAAATATCATTTGAGTTGACTTGATACTTTTTGCCTAATTCTAAAAGATAACCGCATTTTATAGCCCAACCAGGATATTCAGCAATAGCTTCTTGAGCAATTTCTGTTATAGTCTTTTTTACCATTTTTCTCCCCTTTCTGCCTGTAGTTAGGCGGTTAACGACTAATAAAACCTTGTATTGTGTCAAAGTTAAGGTTTAGGTAATATGCTTTGTGATACCCTTCTTTAACTATATCCTTGTAAAGTTGTGTCTGTGTTATGAGTGCCTTAATATACTTGATATAATCTTTTTTCTCTGCTTGAGGCTTTGCTCTGTATTCCTTGTTTAATTCTTTAGGGTCTAAACCAAAATTGCGGAGAGAATAATCCTCAAAAGAAATATGATTATAATGCACTTTATCCCACGGAATATATCCCTTCCAATACTCTACTTTGTGATATATCTTCATCTCCTTCTCCTTTCTTTAGGTTAACTTCTCTTTATCCTCTACAATGCAAGTATAGCATATATAGTTAGTTTGTCAAGTCTTTTTTTCAATTATTTTTTAAGCAAAAATTCGGGGATAAAAAGAATAAATCGTAATTCGTGCATTATTGAGAGGGGTATATATAAATAGGTAGGGCAAGGAATAAAATCGGGGAAAGAAGGAATAAATCATATGCTCACAAGAAGAAAGCAATCATTCATAGAGAACTACATAATAAACAAGAACGCTACTAAATCAGCAGAATTGGCAGGATACTCATCAAGGACGGCATATAGTCAAGGGAGTAGGCTGTTAAAGAATGTTGAGGTTAAAGAGATAATAAACAAGCGGTTTGAGGAGATAAGCAGGGGATTAGAGATAACAAGAGAACAGATTGAGCTAAATCTCTGGAAAGAAGCCAATAACGCCCAAAGAAGTGCAGATAGGATAGCCGCCAACCTTGCCTTAGCCAAGTTAAAGAACTATATTAAGGACAATACTAATACGCAAGTCGCTATATTTCAAGGACTTAACGAAAAAGACTTGCCGCCCATAGAAGCCCAAGCAGATGTTGACATAAGCCCAAAAGATATAGCGTAACCCATTGTAGCACAACGACATAGAAGGTAACATAACATTTATTATAGGAAGTAGCATAACATATTGTAATACATAGGTTTATAATTTGATGTTCTTATAATGGTAATGGATTGTTTAGTGGATAGGGTATAGGCATACCCCCCGCCACGGGGTCTTTATGTGTATAGACCCATCCCCTAATCTGGCTACAATTTTAGGATTTGCTTAGGTTTTGAGGTTGACATAACATTCTACAATGCCCTTTATTTGTGTTTTAAGGCATACTGGAGGCTCTAATAGATAAAAAACAGGCACTTGCCTACTATAAGTTGTTTTCAGGCTCTTTTTTAGAGTATGTTAAATACTTCCATAAGGACTTTCTTACTTCTGCAATCCCCGATTTTCATCTTGAGATATATGATTTGCTCCCCAAGTCCCCAAGAATAGTCATAGCTTCACCCAGAGGACACGGGAAAAGCACGATTTGTAGCGTATTTTACCCTATGTGGCTCTCTTTGTTCCAAAAGAGGCGTGATATTACCATTATCTCTGCTTCCGAGAGCTTAGCGATAGAGTGGTTAAGGAAGATAAAAAGAGAATTTGAGACAAACAAGAAGATTTTAGCCTTTTTCGGGGATTTAAAATCAGATAAGTGGACTGAAAATCACATAATCCTTAAAAACGACAAAAGAGTAAACATAAGGGCAAGGGGAGCAGGGGGTCAGATTAGAGGTTTTAGACCTGACTGCCTGATAATGGATGACCTTGAGACAAACGAAAGTGTTGAAAGCGAAGAACAGCGTAAAAAACTTAAAGACTGGATATTCAAAGACTGTCTTAACACACTCTTACCGGAAGGACAGTTTGTTGTCATTGGAACTATTATACATCCGCTTTCTGTCCTTGCTGATTTACTGGTGGCGGACAATGGTTGGGTTCATAAGAAGTATCAGGCTTACATTGGGGGGAGACAGGAAGCAGGTAATGAGTTGTGGAGAGCGTTGTGGAGCCATGAGAAGTTACAGGAGAGGAAGAAAGAGATAGGCTCTTGGGCGTTTGCTTCGGAGTATATGAATGACCCCATAAGCGATGAAACCGCTCCTATCAAAGAACACCAGATTCGTTACTGGACAGAGTTTCCAAAGACATATTCAAGCGTTTTAGCGGTTGACCCAGCATATTCGGATGATGAGAAAGCCGACTTTAAAGTCGTGTCTCACATCGCAATAGACCAACAGATGAATCGCTACCTTGCTTCATACATAAGAACCCATAGTCCTATTGGTGAGTTTCAGGATGCCATTATTAACTTGTGGCTTCAGAACCGTTCCACCATTACGGCTATCGGGATACCTAATTCGGGGGTAGAGAAATCATTTTTTGACTCCTTCCTGAAAAAGTGCGAAGAAAGGAAGCTCTACCCTCCAGTTGTGGAGCTTAAAAATGCGTTTACGCAAACGGGAACGTCAATAAGTCAGCGGGGCAAAAAAGCCCGCTGCACCGCTGCTCTGCAACCGTTATTTGAACAGGGTAAATACTTTATCCACCCTGACCACATTGAGGCAAGGGATGAACTCCTGACAATGGGTTCGTCCCGCTGGGATGACCTTGTGGATACTATGGCTTATGCAGAACAAATTTTAGTTCCTGCTTTTCAGGAGGTAGTCGTAGAGCAGGATTACATTAGAGAACAAAAACATCACAGTAACTACGGAATGGAGTAAGAGTGGCTAAGAAAGAAAAACCTACTAAAGACACGCTGGTTGAGTCAATTAAATCATTAGTTGACGAAGCCGTAAATCTAACTACCCAGTGGGAGTCTAATCAGGCAAAGTTCTCCCGTATGAGGTATCGCATCAAAAAAGACAAGACCTTCCCATTTGTGGGCTGTGCTAACCTGCGTATGCCTACCATAGAGACTAACATCCGCAAAGTCAAGGCTGCGATAGTCAATGTTATCCACGGGATTAGACCAGTTGTTCAGGTAGTTCCATCTCCGTCGGGGAACTGGGAGTCTGCTCTAAAGATAGAAAAGTTTTTAGACCATTTGATTATGGATAAGATTAAAGTAAAACCTAAGTCCGTGATAGGAATAGACCAAGCGTGTGAAAAGGGTTTCTACTTATTCAAGCCTTACTGGAAAACAGATATTATCACAAGGATTGAGAAACTCTCCATAGATGATTTGTCTATGGAAGAAGCTATGTTTATCTTTGATGTCAATACTCCCCCTGAAGCAATTAAGCAGGCAATCGCTCAGAAATATGATGTGGATATGTCGCCGTTAGTGGCAAAAGATAACGAAGCGTCCTTAGATAAGATAATTGTAGCACTGCAAAAAGGCGATAAGAATATAGATGTTGAATTTCAGGATGTGATTTGTAACTACCCTGATATAGCACTCTGCGAGCCAGAGAGAGTTTATGTCCCCACCGATTCAGGTTATCACCCCGATAGCTGTTCTTGGATTATCCACGAGTTTGATTTGCCAGTAGAAACATTGAGGGTTAACGCTAAGGTCAAGGGTTGGGATATAGGTGATATAGCAGACAAGGCGGTGGAGTTAAAGTCCAAACAAATTTCTATCAACGTTGGTTCTTCAAGGGATAAAGATATTGACTCCGATAAAGACGACAGGGAAGGGATAGATGTATTAGAGAAAACAGGCAAAGTAAGAATTTGGGAATATTATGGCTGGTATGATATTAACGGAGACGGTGCTGATGAGAAGTGTGTTATTACTCTCGCCCCAGATTTTGATAAGGTAATCAGAAAGATTGCCCTTCCGTTTTAATCGGGAAAATTTCCTTTCGTAAAGATATTCTACGAACTCACCGACGACAGATGGTTCTCTCATAGGGGTATCCCAGAAATTATAGAGGATATAGTCAAGGAAATAGATATGCAACACAATATGAAACTTGACTCCCAGACTATGAGAAATGCACCTATGTATATCTTCCGTGCTGGGATGATTAACAAGAACGCTATGCAGTTTGCTTGGGGTCAGGGTATTGCTGCACAGGGTATGCAACCACTAACCGATTTAATTGCTCCCCTTAACAATAACAATCCTAATGTGGAGTTCTCCTATAAAGACGAACAGATGTTGTTAGAGACCAAGGTTCAGGAATTGCTTGGTCAGCCTGATTATACGCTTCAGTCAATGATTAATAGGAGACAGCCCAGAACATTGGGCGAAGTCCAGATGCAGTCACAGGGTATGCAAAATATGTTTACTCTTGACGCTGATTTATTCCGTATGAGTTTTGAGGAATTATTTAACTGGATTTGGGACTTATGGTGCCAGTATGGCGACGAGGAATACACATTTGCTTATTTCGGCAAGAACGGATATGAACCCATAAGAATGACTAAAGAAGAAACACAGGGTAAATATAAAATTACCATCCGTGGTAATGACCAGAATACAAATCCACAGTTGAGACTACAAAAAACACAGATGATTATACAAATGCAATCTAATCCAGTTGCGTTACAGACAGGGGTTGTCAGCCCTATCAATCTTGCTAATGGTTACAAATTAGCATTACAGGAAATGGATATACCGAATTGGGAAGAACTTGTTATGCCTCCAGAGATGATAGCACAGCAGATGCAGGCACAACAGCAACAGCCACAGGCACAGGATATTCGTATTAAACCTAAAGACTTAACTGACGCTGAAGTAGCCCAGATATTACAGAGCAAGGGTATAAGACCTGATGTTCAAGGCAGGGCGTTGAAGTCTGAGGCAATAGTTCAGGAAAAGAGAATTGACCAAGGGGCTAAAAAGATTGCTGGTTACAAAGACTTAGCCGAGATAGTCAATTCACTTGATGAACCTAACGAACCTAAAGCACCTAAAGGAGGGTAACTTGGCGAGACCGAGAAAACACGCACCCGTAGTAAAGAATTATGCACCAGATATACAGGACAAGTTTATTAAACGGATTGCAGAGTGTCAGGAAGTTTTAGACCACTTAGATAAGTGTCCGGCGTGGAATGTTATCACAAGGGATTTAGAGAATTTCAAAAAATACATAGACGACAACTGGCAAAATATCCCAGAGAGTGATAATCGGCTAAAAGAGTTAAGGGTTACAAAAATGGCGTATATGCACCTGTTAAACCTTAAAGATTCATATAAGGTTGACTTAGAAAACGCCCAGAAAGAACTATATAAGATACAAAATCCAGAAAAAGTAATAAACAAGGATTACGACAATGCCTAAAAAATTAGAGAATGTCCTTAAGAAACAAGCAAAGAAGATGGGATTACTTGGTGATAGGCGTGATGCTTATGTTTATGGCACTTTGCGTAAATCTGGCTGGAAGCCAAAACGGGAGCGTAAATAACATGGGATTAGAAAAACCTATTGCAGATGCAGTTTTTGGAGAAGGAGCTAACCAGCCTATTGAAGTAAGAAAAATGATTGCTTCAACAATATTAAATAGAATCAATTCTGGGAGAACTTCTGAATTTGGTGGTGATATAGACACGGTTCTCAGAAAAGGTTACTACGCAGTTAGTAATCCGAATGTGCCTTATAAACAGGCTTACTCTGGTAAATTTCCAGACAAAGAAAGTGAGTTAAGGTATAAAGAAACATTGCAAATGGTGTCAGGATTACTTAAGGGAACAATCAAACCAGATGAGGGGTTATTCTACTTTACCCCTAAGGAAATAAAGAAATTACAAAAAAATCCAAAGGCTTTTGATTTTAAAAAAGTAAAAGAAGTTGGTTCATCTGGAGGCTATAAAGTATTTACTTATTAGATTTTAGGGTTGTCTCTAAAACGCAATAGGGGGCGTTACCCCGAGGAGAAAAACCAATGGAAGAAACAAAAGAGGCTGTAAATCCTACTGAATCAGCCCCAGTAGAAGAAACACAGGAAGTCGTTAATCAAGAGGCTCAACCGACTTCAGAGCCACAAGCCACTCAACCAGAGCAAGAAACCGCTCAAGCCCAACCTGCGGGTCAGCAGTCGTATGAAGCGGTTGATGAGTTTGGTGTTCCTTATAAAAACAGGACTTTTGAGTGGAAACGGAAATATGAGGAAACTATTGATAAACTGCCTAATCTTATTGAGGAAGCGGTTAAGAGTAGTGTCCAGCAATACGGACAAGCACCGCAGAAGAAATACACGGTTGCGGAACTTGAAGCGTTTGCACAGCAAAGCCCAGAACACAGACCTTGGGTGGAAGAACAAAAAGCTCAGTTATTGCGTGAGCAGTTGACTAATGAGTTTGAACAAAAAATAAAATCTGTTGAAAGTCGGAAGGAAGCAGAAATCCGCAAACAACAGGCGTTCAACTATGTGGCTACTACTTACCCAGAGATTTTTGTTAAGAATCAACAAGGACAGGTTTTGGGTATTAACAACCAAAGCCCTATGGCACAGCAAATTAACGTTCTTATGAACGACCCAAGATTTGCTAATGACCCAGAGGGTTTAATGGCTGCTGCTGATATTGCTTATGCAAGGGTTTCACGCAGTCAAATGGGGGTAAACCAGATGAAAGAGCAGAAACTCAAAGCAGAGGTAAAGCACTTACAAAAGCAGACATTGGTTGAGAGCGGTGCAAGGCAGGGGACACAAGCTGTTCCTGAATACCGTAAAGCCATTGATAGAGCAAAACAAACAGGTTCACTAAAGGATGTGCAAGCGGCATTGGCAGCTATGGCAAAAGCCAAGCGTGAGGCACAGAAAGAATAGAAATGGCATTAGGTTACGGAAATGTTTATGACAATATAGGCGGAGCAGTAAGGGAAGATTTACTTGATTTGTTAACCAATTTATCACCGAAACAAACACAGTTGGTTACAGGTCTTGGAACTTCTACTGCTAAGTCTATCAGACATGAGTGGTTAGTTGATACACTTAACTCAGTAAAATTAAACGCACAGATTGAAGGTCAGTCTATTACATATCACAACCTTACCAATCCTGCCCGTTTAAGCAACTATACCCAGATATTCAAGCAAGGGTATAAAGTTGCGGATACTGAGAGAGCAGTTGATGAAGCTGGTTTTGAAGATAGATACAACTATGAAAAAACAAAGGCTTTGGCTCTCTTAAAGAATGATATGGAATACTCACTTGTTCGTGGTTCTTTAGCTTCTGGCTCAGGGACAGGTGCAAGACAGTTGAGGGGCATTAAGGCTTCACTTTCCTTAATTACTGCTCAATCTGGTGTTTCATTATCAGAGACCGCCCTTAATGATTACTTACAGTTGGTTTGGGATAACACCTCAACTGAGGTAAACGCCATATACTGCGATATGTATATGAAAAGGAAAATATCTGGTTTCACAGCTAATTCAACCAAGAATGTTAATGCAGATGACAGAAGGCTTGTCAATGCGGTTGATGTTTATGAGGCTGATGCAGCAAAGATGGTTAAGTTATTCGCTCACAGATATGTTTCCATATCTGGAACTGATACTAACCATGGGTTATTCGGAATTAATGAAGATATGTTCAAGATTGCTTATCTTCGTAAACCGACAACTAAAGAAGAAGACGGCACTGGTGCAGATTATTCTGGTGGAAACATAATTACCGAGTTGACACTTGAAAACGCTCACTACAATGCAGGATTCTGGGCTGACCAGCAACTTTAAACTGGTAAGTCAAAGGGTTCGTTGGTTGTCCCACAAAACAGCCAACATAAATTTATGGCTAAACTAACAAACGATTTTACTGGTCACAATCCACTTGAAAAAGGTAAATACAAAGAGATACGCAAGTTTATAAACTCTTGGCTTACCAATCAAACTGTTTATTGTAACAATTGTGGGCTTCCTTTTTATGGAGAGAAATGTTGTGACAACCCAGAGATAGGAAAAAACTTTGACCATTGTTGGGCGGTGATAGTCCAGAACAAAGCAAGGCAGAAAATTAGTGCTAATGATTTTGCTTCTAATGAGACAAGGACTATGCGTTTGGGATTAAGTATGCCAGTTAGCTTATTACAAGCCCTTGAGAGGTTTTGTAAAGAAACCATGGGGCAGAAGCTCTTTGTCAACCAGAAGGATTTAAGGGAATTTGCGAAAGCGTTTCCTATGTTCGCTATCATGGAGAGAATATGACACTAACGCTACAAGTAATTGCCAAAGATGAAATTAAAGACGTAACAAGGATAATTAAAGATTACATAGAATACTTTGACAAGATACAGATAGCCTATGATTGCGATAATATAGGGGATTTAGGTAGTCATCCCAAGGTGGATTTGTTTAAGTATGAATGGAAAGATGACTTTGCTCATAAAAGGAATTGGCTTGCAGATAAATGCACAACTGATTACTACTTCACCATAGACACTGATGATACAATTATTAACCCTCAACTTGTCAGACAAGTTGCACAAGAAGCTAACGATAAGAACCTAAATGTTGTTTATGGTTATTATCTTTATGGTTTTGATGCTGACGGTAATTGTTGTGCGGCACACTGGAAAGAAAGAATTATAAAGAATACCAGTAATTTACGTTGGAATAAGAAGATACACGAAAATTTAATTCCTCTTTCTACTGTGGGTCATAATTTTGAGTTAGACGAAAGATTGACAGTCAAACATAATTCTACCCATGAAGATATAGTCAGGAAAAGTGAACGCAATCTTAAATATTTGCTCGCTGAATACAACCAAGACAAAGAAAAGACTGACCCAAGAACCATAGCCTATCTTGGGAGAATGTTTTTTGCAAGGGGTGATTTTAAGAAATCAATATATTTTCTTGAGAAACATATTGCCTTATCTGGTTGGGATGAGGACAGATATCTTTCTTGGTGTCAGTTAGCAGATATATATAGATTACAGAAAGACTATAAGCAGGCGATAGCCTGTAGTTTTGAGGCTTTAGCAGAAAGACCAGATTATCCCGATGCTTATTTAGCTTTGTTTTGGGCTTATTTTGACCAAGAACAATGGTTAAAGGCAATAGAGTGGTGCGAATATGGTCTTAGAAAACCAACACCTAAAACCTTTATCATTACCGACCCATCAAGTTATACATGGCGACCTTCTTTAGCCCTTTCTTATGCTTATTGGAATATAGGAGAATACGACAAGGCGATGGGGTTGTTCAATTTCTCCAAGAAATTAGCCCCTTCAGTTCCTTTTATAAAACAAAACGAACACATTTATAAGGAAGCACTTGATAGGAAAAATTATATAGACAATTTGTTGCCTGTATTAAACTTTACGAAAGATAACAAGGGGAATATGGAAGCCTTAGCGAATAGTATTCCTCCCAACATGTTTGAGAACCAAACAATAGCCATGATTAGGAACAAGTATCTTGAACCTAAGAAATGGTCAAGGAAGTCAATAGTAATATACTGCGGAGAAACACCTAACGCATGGTCTCCTGATTCAACCAAGGGTGGGATAGGTGGTTCGGAAGAAGCGGTAATACACATGGCTAACGAATTTACTGGTTTAGGTTATGAAGTAACTGTTTATAATACCTGCGAAAAAGAAGGTAATTACAGGGGAGTAGAATATTTAAGTTCTGTAAGATTTAACCCAAGGGACGAGTTCAATGTAATTATATCTTGGAGAACAAATGTATTTGCTTACAGGGTGCAAGGAGTAAGAAAAATAGTTTGGCTTCATGATTTACCAAATTCAGCAAGCTTAACGGAAGAAACTTGTAGGTTCTTTGACAAAATAGTAGTTCTTTCTAAATACCATAAATCTCTCTTACCGAGTTTTGTTCCAGAAGAAAAGATTTATGTTTCTACGAACGGTATAAATCCAAATGACTTTCTTGGATTAGAAGGAATAAAAAGAGAACCACATAGAATAATTTATGCCTCAAGTTATGATAGGGGCATTGAATTAATATTGAACAACTGGAAAGAGATAAGAGAAACTATAACAGATGCGGAGTTACATCTTTATTACGGGTTTGATACTTATATAAGTTATGTAAAGAAAGGGTTACTAAAGGATGACGGATGGATGGCACAAATGCAAAGATTGCTTTCCCAAGAGGGGGTATTTGACCATGGGAGAGTGGGGCATAATGAACTTGCGAAGGAATATGCAAAGGCTTCTATATTTGCTTACCCTTGCTCGTATGCAGGTGAAATTAACTGTATTGCTCTTACTAAGGCTATTGCCTGTGGTTGTTTCCCACTTACCAACGATTTTGCGGTTCTTCCTGAAAGAAATACGCACGGTAGGGTGGTCAAGAATGAAAAATTTATCCCAGCTCTTATTGCTTTGCTTAGACACGGTGACACGAAAATCAACAATGAGGGTTATATTGAACAAAACTCTTGGAAGAAAGTAGCTGAGGATTGGGAACAAAATATATTTTCCTCTGATATAGAAATAGAGTTTAAGAATAGGGGACAATGGTTTTTTGGTCAATTAAATCCAAACGATAAGATAGTTGATATAGGTTCTAACGATGGACACTGCTTTTTTGATTATCCACATAGGGAAAATATAACTTATGTTGATATAGATGAATTTGATATACCAAATTTTGTCCAAGCAAGTGCAGAAAACCTGCCCTTTGAGAACAAGAAGTTTGATGTAGCGTGTTTGTTTGAAATATTAGAGCATCTTGATAATCCAATCAAGGCTTTGTCTGAGGCGAGGAGGGTTGCTGAGAAAACACTTATTACTGTTCCCTATGAATATGAATGGGCTGACGACATGCAACCTTTTTGGACTATTAAAGAAAAGCAGCGTTGGTCAGGTAAGGATTTTGAAGAAGAAATTAAAAGAGAAAATCATGCTAAAAGTTATCATGCTGATACTTTTGAACACTTATTCCATAAAACTTTTTACACTCCAGAATTATTAAAAGACCACTTAACTCAAGCTGGATTTACGGAGATTAAGATTACTAAATTAAGATTTGGTAGGTGGACATGGCTTTCAGCAATATGCAAATAGGGGCTTTAATAAGAAGCTACGGATTAACAGACCATCTTGACGCCGTTTTAAAAAGTTACTCTTGGGTAAATAAGATACTTATTATGAATTATAGATTTAAGGATGTTTCGCCAAGAGAAGATAAAACAATAATTATATCTGAAAAATACCCTAATACATATATTAGGTCTGGTGAGAACCTTAATCAACATGAAGTTTATAATTTGGGGCTTGAGGATTTTAAGGGATTTGATTGTGTGTTTATTGCGGATAACGATGAATTAATATCACCACAAGACCAAAAGAAGGTTATAGAAACATTGAGGGGGAATAATGGTGTAGTAGGCACATTAGTTGAGTATGCACGTGACTACGAACACATTTATCCCATTAGGGGTCATAAACCAATTATAGCGGTTCATCCTGATACAAGGTTTTATGAAGTCAGGTGTGCCGGTGGCTCAAATAAACAATCTGATGTATTTGTTCATCATTTCGGTTATGTCTATAAAGATGAGGATTTAGATTGGAAGCTCAGCTGGGAAAGAAAGTGGGAGGGGGATAATATAAACAATATTATTTGTCAACTTCCCCAAAGATATGAAATGCCCGAAGAAATAAGGAATATGCTTTGATAGAAATACCAAAATCATACAACTATATTTCAGCATTTTTGACTTTCGCTTGTAACTTTAGGTGCCATTATTGTATTAATAAATACAATGGGTTGTATAAATACAAGTCTATGCTAGCGTCAGAATGGGTTAAGGGATTGAATAGGATACACACGAGGGAAGATTTACCAATTACCGTAACTGGCGGTGAACCAACAGTCCATCCTGATTTTTTTATAATAGTAAAGAATGTGCGTAAACATTTGGATTTATTGACTAATGGAAGGTTTAAAACAGAAGATTTTTTGAGAATAGTTGAGGTAGATAGATTTAAGCGTAATGCTAAATATTCATCAATTAGATTTTCTTACCACCCTAACTACACAAACATTATCAAACTTGTTAGGAAAGTTTATAGACTTAAAAGAGAAGGTTATTCGGTTGGGATATGGGGTGTAGGTAATACATTGGGGAATAAGATAGTAAAGGGGTTGTGTTCGTTCTTTGGCATAGATTTCAGATTAAAAGAATTTCTTGATAAAACACATGGAACCTACAAATATCCTAAAGCTGTGGATGGGATACCAAAGAAATGTTTATGCAAGCCATCTGAGCTTCTTATTGCACCAGACGGGAGATTGTTTAAGTGTCACTATGACCTATACCATGGGGTTAATTCTTATGGACATTTATTGGATGATAAAGTTAAACTTCCAAAAGATTTTTTACCCTGCGATAATTACGGACTATGTAACCCCTGTGATATCAAGTCAAAGTTTGACCGTTTCCAGAGAACTGGTCATTGTTCTGTAACCATAAAGGAGGAAAATGGACAGGTATAACTACGATGGGACTAAACTTCTTTGGCACATGGATAGAATTATAGAACACTTTGATAAGGGTAAGAGGATTGCACCTATCCATATAGATATGGGTGCTACTGCAACATGTAACTCCGACTGTGTTTATTGCTATGCTAAACATCAAGGGCATAAGGGAGAGATATTAGACAGGATAGTATTTCTTAATCTCATGAAAGAAGCACCCGCATGTGGGGTAAGGTCAATAGCAATAATAGGGGATGGAGAACCCACACTAAATCCAGCATTGTATGAGGCGGTGGCGGTAGGCAAAGAGAATGGATTAGATTTAAGCGTAGGGACTAATGGTATAGCACTTACTCCAGAAAAAATAGATACTCTTTTGAAAAACTGTGTGTGGCTAAGATTCAACCTTTCTGCTGGGACAAGAGGGGGGTATAGATTTGTTCACGGGAAAGATAATTGGGATAGAGTAACCAATAATATCAAAGATGCGGTCAGGATAAAAAGAGAGAAAGGATACGCCTGCACGATAGGATTACAGATGGTGCTTGTCCCCCAATGTCTAAGAGAGGTTATCCCTGAAGCCAAGTTTGCGGTAAACACAGGCGTAGATTATATGGTGGTCAAGCAGTATTCCGACCCCATTTGTTCTGATATGGCTCAAGTTGATAGGGATTGGTATAAAACCAAGGAAACACAAAGTATTCTAAAGACTGCTGAGAGTATGTCAACCGAAAAAACTCAGATAATAATTAAGTGGGGGTTAATGCAGTTTCATGACAATAAGTTAAACAAGCATTGTTTAGATTTACCAGTTTTAATAGAAATGTCCGGAACAGGTAAACTTTATCCTTGCGGTTATCATTTTAGAAACCATCGTTATGAATTTGGAGATTTGAATAAACAAAGTTTTAGGGAAATAATAGAAAGTGATAACTACTGGAAAATTATTAAATATATGCGTGAAGAATTTGAAGTAGGTAAATCTTGCCATGGTGCGTGTAGGCATGACCGAACTAACGAATTTATTTGGAACTATTTACATAAACCGGAACACATAAATTTTATATGAGCAGACCACCATTCACTTATACTTTTGGAGAAGTTGTAGATAAATTAAGCATTGTCTCAAAAAAGGAACAATTTGGACTTCAGGGGGCAAGACAGGAATTAGATAACTTTATGAAATGGTTGAATGATATTGGAGTGGATGCTTATCTCATTCTTTCAATTATCAGGGTTACAGAAGCCAATATGTCTATATGGAACTTAGAACATGAGCTAAGAAATGCCAAGGAAGGTGATATACCCTTAGACAAAGTTGGAAGAATAGCAATTAAAGTCCGTGAACACAATAAATCCCGTGTTAGATATATGAATGAACTTGATTCACTCTGTGGGGCAGAGCATATTACGGAAAAAGTAAAGCACCTATCAGAAGATATTTATGACAAGTTCTATAAAAGAAAAAATTAACTTATTGAGAAGCGAAATAATGAGAGGAGCTTGTGAAAAAAAGATGGGGCATATTGCTCCCTCGCTCTCGTGTGTGGATATATTAGCTGTTCTTTCTTATTACCCAGAGTTTGAAAAAGATACAATTTATCTATCAAAGGGGCATGGTTGTTATGGACTCTATGTCATAAGGGGCAAGTGGGGGTTAGGTTGCTTAGAGGGATTTGGGTCTTTAGGACATGGCTTGCCTATTGCAGTAGGTAATGCTTTCGGCAGAAAACTACAAAAAAAGTCAGGACATATCTTCTGTATAGTTGGTGATGGAGAAATGCAGGAAGGTTCAATGTGGGAGTCTTTGAACTTTATGCAGCACCATAAATTAAACAACATTACAGTCATAGTGGATAACAACGGTTTACAGGCTATGGATAGAGTTGAGAATGTTCTTTCCCATAATTTGACCAATAGGTTAGAAGCATGGGGGTTAGAAACTTGGGTTTGCGACGGACATAATGCAGATAAGCTTCATTATATACTTAAATTTAAACCACAAGTATTGGTAGCCAACACCATTAAGGGGAATGGTTATCCTTTTATGGAGGGTGTAGCAAAATGGCACTTTAGGGTTCCGCATGACGACCAGAGATAATGTTATAGAAAAGTTAATCCCATATTTTAACGACCCAAGATATATTTTATTGGTTTGTGATATGGGTTTTGGAAAAATTGATAGATTGAGAGAGGTATATCCTAACAGAATTGTCAACTGCGGGATAATGGAACAGGCGACGGTGGGTATTGCGTCTGGGTTAGCAGAGAGTGGTCTTATCCCCATTGTCTATTCCATAGCCTCATTCTTAGTTTTTAGGGCGTTAGAACAGATTAGAAACGATATAGTTTTGAGAAATAAAAACGTAAAGCTGATTGGTAATGGTTCTGGTGATTATTTTAAAGCAATGGGGGCTTGTCATTGTTGTGGACAAGACGATTTAAGACTAATGGACATAATCGGTTTAGAGTGTTATGACGGCAATGAATTTGAAGAATGGATTAATTCAAGCGAAGCGGGGTATATTAGGTTATGACGAGGGAGATACAAAAAAGATTATTTAGGGTAGAGAACGCCAGAAAAATTCTACTTGAAGTAAAAAACATATTAGATAGGAATGATGTTGAGTTCTTTCTCATAAGTGGAACACTTTTAGGTGCTATAAGAGGCAAAGATATTTTACATCATGATTTTGACATAGACCTTGGTGCTAAACATGAGATATTACTACCCAAATTAGAGCAATTATATCAACAATTTACCGATGCTGGGTTTAAATGTTATTTAAGATATACTCCATATCCATACGCAAGGTTTATAAAGATATCTAAAGACAATATACAGGTTGACATTTTAGATTATAAACAAAATGGAAACGATAGGTTTCATTTAATGAGATTCAACAGGGGTTGTTGGGTTTACCCAAAAGAGATATTTGATAATCTTGGTGAGATTGATTTTCTCGGTGCTAAATTTAAAATCCCTAATCCAGTAGAAAAATATCTTGAACTTAGTTATACAGTAAGTTGGACAGTGGAAGATAAGGAATGGAATTGGCAAAATGCACCTTGTTTGAAATGGGACTACGCTGATTTTATGAGAAAAAGAGATGACCTGATAACTCCGGTGCATTTATCTACTAAGAGAGACTATAAGGGGCGTATGGATAACAATAAGGTGGAATGTGCAAGAATAGCGAGAAAATTTGACTATAACTTTTTTGATGGTGAAAGAAAATTTGGCTATGGTGGATATAAGGATGATGGAAGATGCAAAAGCCTTGCAGAAAAGATTATAAGGATATACGGGTTAGACTCCAGCAGTAGGGTGTTGGATATAGGTTGTGGGAAGGGTTATTTATTGAACGAGATTAAAAAGCAATGTGATTGCGATGTAACCGGTTATGATATATCGCAATATGCTGTTGATAATTGTGTTGTAGAAAATAAATTCCACTTTGTAGCTGGAGAATATACCATATCTGAAAACTTTGACCTTATTATTTCTATAAATACACTTCACAATCTAATACTTCCAAAATTAAAACAAGCAATTGAACAGATAAAAGAACACTCTAAGCAGCAATATATTTGTGTTGAAAGTTATAGAAATGAACAGGAACTTCATAATTTACAATGTTGGGCATTGACTTGTGAACAATTTTTGAGACCAGAGGAGTGGGAATTCTTATTTAAAGAATGGGGGTATAAAGGTGATTACGAATTCATCTTCTTTGAATAAAATTCTTATCACGGGTGCTAAGGGATATATAGGAAGTTTTTTGGTTAAATATCTCGCAGAAAAGGGGTTTAGGACAATTAGATTTACAGATAACCTTAATAAAATAAAGAAACTTCCTCCGTGTGATTTAATTATCCATAGTGCTGGGAGGAGGTTGAGGAATGGTGTAAAAGTAGAAGATTTTGTAAGAGACAATGTAATGGCAACAATAAATCTTACAAAGATTGCTGGCGGTAAACCAATAATTTATCTATCAACTAAAGCAGTGTATGTGTTTAAACCATACGGTTTGACAAAAATGCTTGGAGAGTTTGTATTAACTGATGAATACGATAATTCCATAATATTAAGACTTCCTAAGATTATAGATGGAAGAACAGAGGAAGCCAATATAGACAAGGCGATTTCAATAGGAATAGAAAACTTAGGAGATTGGATACTTGAAACTATTAACAGTTTGTCCGTCAAGGATTAGACCAGAGCGTATTCAGGAAATGTTAGCGAGTTATGATAGGACTAAAAGTCCATGGAACGACATGGTTATCTATGTGGCTGATGATGACCCAAGACTGGAAGATTATAAAAGTGTTCTTTCTAATAGGAATCTTGTAATTGGAAAACGCAGAACATACGCAGAAGTAAATAATTATTGTATGTGTGAACTTTATCCAGATTATCCCTATTACTCTGAAATTGGAGATGACCATGTCTATCATACCGATAGGTGGGATGAAAAATTAGTAAACGAAATAGAGAGTCATGGTGGTTGGGGATTTGCTTGTGGAAATATGGGGAATTCACTTCCGTCTGGTATGGTTACATCAGCTAACGTAATTAAGGCTTTGGGGTATTATATAACTCCGATATTAAAACAAGCTTATGTTGATAACTTCCACCAAGAATTAGGTGAAGCATGTGGAATGTTATACAGGGTAAACGGGGTGGACATAGAACATAAACATTGGATATTCGGTAAAGCACCGCCAGATGAGAATTATGCTGCTGTAACAAATGCAGACAATATGCGGGAGAGTTTGCAACTGTTTAACGAATGGAAGGATAAATATAAACAAAGAGATGTGGAGAAAATACTAAATGCGTATCGGGGCGTTCATTAAATCTTATCATTCAACACAGCATTTACTTTTAGTCCTTGAGCAATACAGATGGGTGGACAAGATTGTTGTTCTTAATTATAGATTTAACTCGGTTGAGCCTACGACTGATAACACAAGAGAGATTTGCAGGATGTTTGCACACCCAAACCTTATTTGCGAAAGCGGTGTAGGGTTAAACCAAGCACAAATACATAATCGTGGGATAGAATTGTTAAGGGACTGTGATTTGGCGTGGGTAGCTGATGCCGATGAAATAATTTTACCCAAAGACCAACAAATAATACTTAGCGAGGTTAGGGGAAATGGTTGGGCTGCTTGTTGCAGGATAGTTGATTATAATGGTGACTTATACCATGCTATGCCTGATAGGGGTTATAGCGTAGTGATGGTTTCTCCTAAACATGAGTTTGCAAAGTTTGTTACTTTGAGATGCTTACATCCAAGCTATAACCAGCACAAGATACCTAACGCAACTATGCACCACTTGAGCCTTGTATTCCCTAAGGATGTTATCCACTGGAAGGCTGGGTGGGAGTGTAAAGAAGAAGGACAGAGTAAAGATAGTTTAATTGATGCTTGGAAGTTCAAGCGAGAAGTAACCCCCCCTCCGGAACTTGTTAGTTTAGTTAACGAAAAGAGCAAAATAGTTTACGCAACCGGATGCTTTGATTTATTCCACTATGGACATTTGCAGTATTTAGAAAAAGCGAAGAATTATGGGGATAAATTGTTGGTTGGGGTGAACACCGATGAAACAATAAGGAAATACAAGGGTTATTCTCCAGTAATTCCCTTTGAACAAAGATTTAGAGTTATAAGCTCTCTTAAATGCGTGGATTATGTTGTAACCCAAGAAGATGGAGACCCATCAAGCACGCTAAAAAAATTATATGATAAGGGAATGAATATAACGGCGTTTGTTAGGGCTGATGGTAAAAACTGGGGTTCAAATGTGGTGGAGAATAATGGTGGCAGGGTGGTAAAGATACCACATTACCATGAAATTTCTTCAACAGAGATAAAGAACAAGATATTAAAAGAATGGAAGGGCTAAATGAGTAAAGCATTTTCAACGATAATAGACAATGTTGGAGCAGAAGTCCAAGATACTTCTTCCACTTTTGAGACGCTTATAAAAAATTGGGTTAACAGGAGATATTTCCAAATTTTAAGAGAGACAAATTGGAATGTAATAAACGAGGATTACACCATCTCTGTTACATCTTCTGCACAAGATTATGCATTACCATCTGATTTTAGTAAGGAAATAGCCTGCACTGACACGACCAATGGTAGAAAACTCGTCAGGGTTGATATGCAAAGGTTATGGTTGGATTATCCTGATACTATAAGCGATTCAGGGACAGTGGAAAGATACGCTATATTCACAAAAGATGACAAAAGCCAATATATTAGATTTCATTATTACCCATCAAGTTCAATAACAGTAGCGTTACCTTATATAGTAAAACCAACATCGCTAAGTTCTGACAGTGATACTACTATTTTACCTATTGAGGATTTACTTGAGATAGGTGCCATTGCTGACGCTTGGAGATATAAAAGACAGTTTGCAAAAGCCATTGATTACGAAACAAGATTTAGTGTGGAATTACAGAAATTTATATGGGAACAAGAGAATCAACCAAATCAGGTCAATCAATTCATACCCACAACTTATGACAGGGATGATTTATATTAAATATGGCAATTCAAGACATAAGATTAATATCTAACATACGCACCCCAGATGATTCTCCTTTATATGTGATAAGAAAGGATTTCTCTGGAGGTGTAAATTCTAAACAACATGCATCTACCATAGGAGAAAACCAAGCTGAGGTTCTCTATAATACTGATTTAAGTGTTTTAGGTGAGACTTCTAAAAGATTAGGTTCTACTTTGATTGGAAATGATGTTGGCGATGTTTCTCCTGTTTGTTTGCATAATTTTGAAGTGCAGGGTTCTGATGACCAGTTATTAATGTATGAGAATACTACTATTTGGAAGTGGGTAGGTTCAGGTAACTGGAGCTCATTAAAAGCTGATTTTACTGCTTCTACCGATGTAGGTATAATTTCTGCAAAAGAAAGCGGACTTTCTCCTGACGATATAGTTATAGTTCAGAACGATACGGATAATGCCTTTAGAATTGATAGTGCTGGAAATATACAAGATTTAGGTTCTACTTCTGGGACTGGCTCTGATTCTCCCCCAAAGTCAACGGTTATGTGCTGGTATGGGAATAGAATCTGGGTATTATTAAACGACTTGTTGTATTTTTCATCCGCATATTCTTCGGATTATTCAAGTGCTTTTGATACTGTGGCAGATGTTTTTAGGCTTCCCGTAGGTGAGGAAAGAGTGATAATTCCTACCCGTGATACTGGAATGGTGGTTATGGGTAAGGAACAAATATGGGGGTTAAACCCATCGGCTGTTCCTGTTGCAACTGATAAGCCAGAACCACTCATAACAAATATGGGGGTAGTAAGTAAAAAGGGTGCTGTGTCTTATGGGGATAGTATTTATTTCTTTTCTCAGGATGGGTTTAGGGAGCTTAAAAGAACAATACAAGATAAGTTACAAGTAGGGATAAGCTATCCCCTATCATATAGGTTGAAAACACAATGGGATAGGATTTCTTGGGCGAATATTGAAAAGTTATCAATGGTAGCTTGGGATAACAAGATTTTTATATCTGTCCCTACATCATCCACTGCATTTGACACTTGGGTTTATTACCCAGCTATAGATGCATTTATGGTTATTACTGGTTGGTCTCCTACTTGCTGGTCAACATTTAAGGTTTCCGGAGAGGAGAGACTTTATTATGGACAGGTATCGCAGGGTAAGGTAAATAGAGCTTGGTATGGTTATACTGATGAGGGTGCAACTACCACCACAGGAACAGCAATAACTATGACGATAGATAGTAGGGAAGAAAATCTTGGACAACCGTTGATATATAAAGTAGGCGGAGAATTAGAAATAGAAGCCGAGGTCGCTGGGAGTGGTAATTCATTAACAATAAATGTTGCACTTGATGGTGGTTCTTTCCAAAACTTAGGGACGGTATCTTTATCATCAACCACTGCACCTACACTCCCCATTAGCCTACCATTCAACCTATCTGATAGTTATGTGGTTAGGGATAAATTCCATCTTGAGAGTTTAGGTAGATTTAGGACTATCCAAGTTGAGATTATAAACTCCGACGAAAATACTGACCCGATAAAGGTTTATGGTTACAATATAACATCATTTCAGGAGGCTTATGAAAATGAATAAAGGTTGGATAAGGTCACCCAGAATAGAGGATAGTTATGAGGAGCTTTATAAAATTAGACCACAGATTTATTACTGGATTCCACAGGAAAGAGGAATAAACAAAGTGAAGATTGTCCATAGTGGTAAAGAAATAATTTTAACTGAATTTTTAGAAAGAGGTTGGACTAAAGAAGTCACAGTGGAGATTGATGGGGTAAAGGTATCACATAATCTTGTTCGTGAGGCAGAGGCAGAAATAAATAAATTATTGAGGTAAGTATGGCAGGAACATTAACTCGTGGTTATACATTCGGAGCAACAGAAGAAGTCACGGCAGCCAAATTACACGCCTTAGTTGATAGTGGAACTGTGTCAGGTATAACGGCTGATGAGATAGCTTCTGGAACTATTACTAATGACAAAATAAGCGATGTAAGTGGGGCAAAGTTTACTAATCTCGCTAATATTCCCGAAGGAGCTGGAATTATACCTGCGGCAAATATACCGATTGACACAAGCACAGATTTGGATGGTGCTTTGGCGAGCGATAGTAAGGTTCCCTCACAAAAGGCAGTTAGAACTTATGCTGCCGCAAAGGGGGCTAATTCAGATATTACATCTTTATCTGGTCTTACTACCCCACTTTCGGTTGGACAAGGGGGAACAGGTGTTATAACAGGGCTTCCTTCTTTGGGGAGTTGGGTTTCAAAAACAGTAGGAACATCATATCTTGCAGAAACTGATGGTTTTATTGTGGGGGCTATCCGTGCAAGACAGCCATCTGGTGGAGAATCCTATGTTTATACAGATAGTAGTAACCCCCCCACAACAGCAAGGGTAACTGCAGTAATGTGGGATGGTGTAGCACTTGTTCCTTTTTGTGTAGCCGTAAGAAAAAATGATTATTATAAGGTAACAAGCGGTTCAGAAAGCGGATATGTTCCCTATGCATATTGGATACCATTGGGAAGTTAGGAGATTATAGATGAGTGCAACAATCACAAAAGGTTA